CTAGTTGCGCCTGCCGCCTGATTTGCCCCGTCAACAATAGACCCAAATACGGTAGTCATCTTGGTAATTGCCTGGCCAACGGTCTCAGGCATTCGTGAAAACTCGGAGTTTATCGTATCAACCTGGCTCAAAAGCGCCTTCGTTACGACCTCGGCACTTAGTTTGCCGTCTTTTCCATATTCCCGGAGCTGGCCGATAGTTATTCCCATGCCGTCGGCGATCATCTGTGCCAAACGTGGGGTTTGTTCGAGCACAGAATTCAGTTCTTCTCCTCGCAGAACACCGGACGCCATACCTTGCCCGAGCTGTATAAGTGCGGCACTGGCGGACTCACCAGACGCTCCGGAAACAATGAGCGCTTTATTGATGCCTTGGGTAATGGTCAGCAGCTCTTTCTGAGAGATACCAAGCCTATCGGTCGAACGCGCCAGGCGCGTATAAAGATCAACAGTTGATTCGTACTGAACACGGGCATCCTGCGAGATTTTGTAGAGCGCTGTTTGTGCCGCCGCAAATTCTGCGGTTGACTTGGTTACAAGTCGCAAGCGGCTATCAAGCAGAGAGTATTTGTCGCTGATGTCAATAAGGGCTTTTGCGCCGTCAATAATGGCTTTTACGCCAAACATCACACCACCGATAGCACCGCCGATAGAAAGCGAAGTACCGATAGCTGAGGCAAAATCTTTGCTCAGACCAATCGCTTTTTTGGTCGCCCGCTCATAGTCGCTGGCATCTCCTTTGATCCTTACAAGGATATCTTTCATTTTGATGCTGCTTTTGTGAGCTGTTTCTGCTTTCTGTCCATCGCCGCCCGCAAATCGGCGGCGTCTTCATCGGTGAGCTTTCCGGCTGATCTGCGCATCCTGTTTATCTTGCCGTGATAGATCGCCCAGAACTCCGCCGGACGCATCGACCAGAACCTTTCGGGATCGAGTTCAAGGTCTATTACCGCGATCTCATATTGCTGGTCGATCCATTCAAACGCATCGTAATCGGCTATTTTTTTTTATCAGCACCCGTCGTTTCGGTTTTCACTTTCGGTGCCGGGAAAAAAGCTAACGTGACCGCGTTTATGACTGCGATTGAGTCTCCAATCGTAAGCAACTCGCCGTAAACATCCTCGCCTGTCACCGGAAATTCATTCCCTTCGATCTCGACCACTGCCCCCGCACTCCGGAGCATTAGCGCCACAATATCCGATACCTCGGTAATTGCCACCTCCCCGCGCCCGGCACGAGCGGCCATACCCGCAATGCTGATGCCGAGACCGCCGTTTATGATCGGACTTTCCACGCGCCGCGCCATTTCATACGTCGGCTTGATGATGTAGTCCTTGCCGCCAAATCGGATTCTGACGTCATTGAACTGCGTCGGCATATTAGGTCTCCGGAGTGTAGGTTATGACTCCTGCCGATTGCAACGAAATCGTCTGCGTTGCGGCTGTTGATGTCTCGGCGGAGCTTGCAACGCTTACCAGCGCGAATTTCCCTGTAAAATCACCAATTCCATCAATTGACACGGTGTACGTTGCGGCGATTGTCCCGGATATAATCTCGGCGATCATCTCGTCGTCTTCGAGAAACCCCTCCCCGCTCAAGTCCATTGATAGGAGCCCAGCATCATCCATAAGCTCGCGCCATCCGGTGGAGTCGTCGCTGGTCACATCGACCGGAGTTCCGTTGATCGTCCATGTCTTTGTCTTGAGACCGGCGATGACAAACGGAGCGCTTTGTCCCGTTGTTTTTGAAATAACGACGTTTCTTCCAAGTATTGACATATCAGTTTCCTGTTTTTGCTTTATAAAGCCGTTTGCGGGATGCCGCGCCGTATGGCGTAGCGCACCGCGTAAATCATCCGGATAATCATGAACGGCGTTGATGCCTCGCCATCATACTTCTTCCCGGAGCTTTTGTAGATCAATTCCAGAGCCTTCCCGCCAAAATAGCGTGGGTTTTCATCCGTACCAGTCCGCGTTCCGTACAAAGCCGTCTCGACTTCAAGCTGCACATTGTCGGCCACGTCGTCAATGCTCGATCCTGAGACATAACCGTCGATTACGATGTCCATCTCTTTGACCAGTATATTAGCGGATTCGTCCTCTTCAACGCCGCGCTCGTCGCCGGTGTAGACGCACAGCCCCGGCATGGTACCGCTTGTCATCGGCCACACCCGCCCGGAATACACCCTTGTTCCGGTCGTAGTCAGTCCTGTTACAGCAGCGACCGCCGAGTCTCGTATCTGAGCCTTTACGTGCTTGTCAGCCATCGTTCAAGATCAATGTTATCAAGCCTGTTCCGTCCTGCTGAACATCAGCGATCACAAAGCCAGTGTATTCTGTCTCGCCTGCTTTTTTGATGCTGATCAGCGACCCCTGTACGGCACCTGAAACATCTGATGCCTTACACAATACCTGTGGCCGCGTGTCGCTGATGTCGTCCTCGTAACCAGACACGACAGCATGCCGTTCGTCAAAAACGACCGCGATAGCACTGCCTTCATACAGCGCGTCAACGGCAAACCCGCTTTCGGTATCAAAAAAAGCGTTCAGGTCTTCTGAAAACATCAATCACCTATTGCTCATTCTGCTGGTTTTCGCGCCATCGGCATTCTGCACCTCTTCGCCGCTGACCGCAACTTTTGGTGCTGGTGACACGATCACCGCTGCGCCGGTGGCTATGAGCTGCCTACCAAAACGGTCCGGCACTTCGACAACGTCTCCCGCGTTGTACGGAGCGACCTGCCCGGACATACCGAGCAGGTTTTTCCCCTTATTCAGCTTGATTTCCATTTTTTCCCCTTATTCAGTTTGATTTCCATCGTTATGCGACTACGGTGTAGCAGAAGCTTACCGGGTTCCGCAACTGGATGTCAACGTCCTGGAACGCCGTAATCGATACGATACCCTTGCGGCTGTACGAATACGGATCGGCAAGTATCTCGATGCCTCCCCACATTCCGATCATCAGCTCGTTCCAGTTGCCAAAGATGACAGATTTCGCCGACGATTTCACCGCATTGCAAGTACTGAAGTAGTTGTAGCCGTTGATCTGGTTGTTTTCGGTAATGTACCCCGCGACGCCCGAGGCCTTCAGTGTTTGCTTCATGTTGCCAATACACGTCGGATGACACACATAGGCAAGCGCGCCACGGAGCGCCTTGTCCTCGGCTATCGCAGTTTCCATGTTTACAATATCGCTCCAAAGCGGTGTTGCCTCGGTCGCCATTACCTCGGTGTTGACGCCCGAGGTGTACATGACGCCCGCCGGCTGGTTGCTCGCTCCGTACCCGGCAAGTGCGGCAGAATCGATAGCGTCTGCCAGCGATGCAAAGATGTCACTTCGGACAATGGCCTCAACATCGAGGCTTGTCTGGTGCATCATCCTTCTGGTGACACCCTGGTTCACGCCGACGGTCTTTGCCGTGAACTGGAGCAAATCAATGTCCATTGACGATGTGGATATGTCCGTGTTGCCCTCTGTAAGCTCACCGACCCAGTACGATGTCGTACCAACGCCGATGCGCGCCATATCGAACTTACCGACAAGTCCAGCAAGCATACGTGCACCGGCTCTTGTCACAACGCCCTGCTCTCTCAGGAAATCGATGACCTCGCCGCTGTGGATTTCCTCGACAGCGCCCGATCCAGTCGTGCTTGACACAATTGCTGCACGAGACTGTATCGGGATTGCCTCGTAAGGTACGAGCACGCCACCACGTGCGGGCCCGGTGCCGCGAGCGCTTGCGTAGGCATTGCATACTTCAAGTTCATACCCGGCATCTGCGCTTTTGTCATCGGAAAGATGGCGCAAAAGTCGAAGCATGGAAAACTGCTTCTTTTCCTTGTCGGAAAGACCGATTTTCACCGTTGCCTGTCGCTCTGACTCGGCCTTCATTGCGGGAGCGTATCGCTCCTTGAAGAACTCTTCAGCGCTGATACCTTCGGCAATAGCCCGCGCACCGATCTCAAGGCCGCCGGGGAATTTATCACGGTTGAGGTCAGCGATAGCATGAATTCTGGCGGAATCGCTTTCGCGATGCTCAACGGTCATGCTGACCGGTTCGGGAGCACTGCCCCCGCGATGCTGTTCATTGTTTTCGGGAAGCATAGTGGCTCCTGCGTTTTCTGATTGTGATTGATTCTTCATCCTGTAAAATACTGTTTCGTAAACCGCTCCATTTGGTGCGCTTTCAGCCTCTCCGCTGCGACCAAATCCGACTGTCTCGACCGCCGGGATCGTCACCGAAGAACACTCCATTGGTTTCCATCTTGTGATGTGATATATTCCTAAAATTCCTTGCGACGGGTTCCATGGCCGCACCTCGACAACCTCCTGTATGATGTACCCAACCGATACGTTTTTCCGGCGGCCTCCGTCAATGTCGTTTTTGACGTTCTGCGCTTCAAGCGCAACAGACCAATCAAGATCGAGTACTTTCAATTTCCGATTTTCAAGCGACGCTCCGACTATGTCGGCAAGATATTCGTCTGCCTCATGATTGCTAAGGAATGGGGCGTTTCCGCTTGCAATCCAGCTCATATCAACGTTGTCCTGTCCGTGCAGAAGGATTTCAGTCCCGTACCCCCACCCGACCTGATCGTTCACCCATATCCATCGGTTTTCTACCGGAGCTTCACTTGAAAAGACAAACTCGTACTTTCGCTCGGACGGCTTCCCGTCAACCGGCACTGCACTAATCTGCGCCTCCCGGTGCATCAGTGCTGTTTTTGCCCGCAAAGGCTCGTATTTTGATAGATCGATTTCAGGCATGTTCATGTCCGTTCAGTTTGTGAGCCCCTATTCCAAGACTTGCTTCGATAGCTTCGATGCGAGCCATTATATCGCGGGAGTTTTTTCCGGCGGCCGACTGTGCTGGTGTAGCCGGTTGTTCAGGGCTGAAAATATCATCGAGCGTGATCCCGTACTTGTCTGCCGTCGCCTTGTCGCGCGCTGTCTGCTCGATCACCTCTTCGAACTCCTTGCCCTGCTCTGCGGTCACGTCTGACGGTGCCGCCGCGCCCATGCGGATTCGTTTTAGGTTGCCTTCGGCTTCCTTCTGAGGATCAACCCAGCTCCATGACCGCGGCGCCCAACTCACTCTCATATAACGCCAACGGTCTGCATAGGTCAAGTTTAGTCTTCCCGACGCCATCGCCATGTTTAGCCAATCTGGATAGATTACCTCATGGAAGTGGTTTACGAACCACTGCTGCTTCTCTTGCCAATTGTCGCGCACTTCAAGCAGTCCGATACGGGCACTCGAATAGTTCACATCTCCCAGGTCGTTTGCAAAGCTGAAATACGGTACGTCACCGGATGCCGCAATACCTCGCAACAGCTTTGAATGCAGAGACTCAAACGCGCTGTTCGGGTGGTTGCTGTCGTACTGCTTGAAGTCGTAGCCCTCCGGCAAAATGCCAAACTTACCAGCCTCACTTTCCAGCATTTCGATGTCTACACCATCATCATCATATTCTTTGCTCCCATCGGCTTTAGTTCCGGAGAACCCTGCTTCGGGATCGACTTCGGGCTTTGATGTGAAATAGCCCCCGCCGTTCTCAGCCGCGATTCTTGCAGCTGTTACCTCGGCGTGCTCGTAGCGGTCCATCATATGAATCCGTTGCATACCGGACGCCATCCACGGAATACCGCGTTTCTGTTCAGCCCAGAGCTGAAAATAGAGGTGCTCGACGTACTTTGCCGGGACTTCACTATACTTCGTACCAGCATAATCCATCGCCGTACCGCGCTGCGCGATAAAGTACGATGTTACCTCGCCGTCAGTGTACTTTATTCCGTTGATAATCTCGATACCGTTGCTGTCCGGCGCCTGGTTCATCTCGGTCGGAATGCGCATTGGATCGATCAGCTCAATTTGAAAACCGAACGTTCCGGTTCCGTACCATTTCCGAAGGAAAACCTCGCCGTCCCGCACAACCGACCCGATCATCACTCGTTCAAGGTCAGTCCGCGTCATCTTCGCGCGTCGTACCGCGTTTCCGATCTTTGACCACTCGCGCCATGCAATTTCGATCTTTGTGACCGCTTCAGGGTCAGGCGTCACTCCGTCAGCCTTAAGCACCTTCGACTCAAGCCGGACGCCAGACGGCCCGACAATGTTCAGGGTGTTCATTCGGATATACTTCATGTAGTATCCGTTGTTATCGGCCAGCCAGCGCGACCGACCGCGTAATGCGCGCAGGTCTCGTCGAACTATCTCGTCAGGGCTCAGGTTTACCGTCGGCCAGTCCATCATTAATCTGTTCGACTGTGCGGCCAGAAACTGGCGTTTGGCGTGCTTGCCGAAAAGCGCCGGACGCGACTGCCTCGACGGAGTGAGCGAGACAGTATCGCCCGGTGCACTGAACGGTTTGAACGGCTGATTTTTTGACCTTGCGGCAAAATCTTCGAGCCTATGTCCTGTCGGCTCCATCATGTAAACTGAACGTTGATGCGGCGGAACTTCGACCCGCCTGTTTTACGCAACCTCGCTGCCCGCTTTTCGGCATTGACAATACCAAGCCAGTACGACCGCATTTCGGCAAGCTCTTTGAGAGGCACGAACTGTAATGCACGCCCTGCAATTGAATACTGCTGCTGGCTTTGCGACGCTCTTCCCTCGATTACTGCTGAGATGTTCTCAAGGCAGATCTGCGCATGGCTACGGGTATCTTTGCCTGATAACTGTACGGAATAGTTCGGCAATATCTCGATGATTCCCGTCTCGACTTCTCGCACGTCATCCCCATCAGTCACACGCGCCTGATAGCGGTACGTCCCCTCTTCCCAGAAAGTCTGGCCTGATGGACGGATATTAATGTGGTGCTGGTCGGATTCGCCATACTGATCGGCAGTAATGGCGATATATGCATCAGTCTTTACCAGGGCATAGGAGAGCGTCCACGTCGGAGAAGGGTAATCTTTCAGCGTAATTACCCACTCGGCAGTAACGCCGATCTGAAGAGATGATGGAGTAATAGTAGGTATCGCCATATCCGGAATTTTAGCGATTCGATTTCCGGAATATTAATGATATAGTAGCACAAATGCAAATTTTCGTGCT